CGCTCAAACGTGGTGCAGAAGTGTGGGCCACCGATGTCCTCGGCCTTGGCTTCTGTCTCACCCTGCGTGTAGTTGGGGTGGCGCTCAGAGATCTTGTGGATTGCAGCTTCTCTGTCTACACAGTGTGTGGCTATGGACAGTGCCGAGCGCCACAGGTTGTAGCTGATTTCATCTTGGTGCTGATAGCAGTACAGCAGTTGGTTGCAGCCTTCTCCGCTGGCCGACTTGATCATGATGGTCTTGAACCGCTTGACCCGGTTCTCAAACATTGACTCCATCAAGGGGCTCAGGCGTCGGGGTATGAACTCCCGATCTTCTTCTGGCTCAGGGGCACTGATCAGTGCCTTCCACGTATCGTAGTCAGTGGTGTCGTACTGTTTGTCAAGGACTGAAACATCGCATTTCAGTCCATTCTTGAAGTTATACGTACCAGGGATGCGTAGAACTCTGGACGGCTCAAACACCGAAGTGTCCACAACAAGCCCGGACTCAACCGCCAAGTCACGCAGTCGGTGCGACAAGGCCACCCACATATTGCGTGGGATGGTGGCGCTCAGAATCCAGTAGAAGTGCAGGCCATAGCCTGAGTCCACCACGATGGGCCTGGGCAGCTTGTGCTGCTTAACGAACCCTATTACCGCTTGCAGTCCAGTTGCTTGGTCTACGTAGCCGGTGATCTTGCCGTCTTTGTTCGGCTGTGCTTTCTCCTCTCCACAGTCAATGTCCATCCACAAAGCGCGGAAAAAGCTAGCGTTCTGATGTGTGCGGTTGTCCTGATCTCCATACTTGGCGCAGCCAAAATATGCGTCGAACTTGTTTTCAACAAGCCACTCGATCTGCTTGTCAAAAGACTCCCTGTCATCGAAGAACTTCTGGCTTATGTACCTGCCGCTACCAAATGCGCAGTACCTCCCCTCCGGGGGCAACACCGCTGCAAGCAGATCAAAGCTGGTCATTGTTTTTTGGGGTGGCTAGGGCAGTACGGGGCCGAAGCCCCGTACCACTCACTAACGGATTGATGTCACTTGCACAAGGAAGTCATGTAGCTTTCGATGCGCTCGGTCATGCTTGCGCTAGGCTCACACTCACCCCAGAACCAGTTGTAAACGGTCATGCGGGTAACTCCAAGCTGATCAGCAACTACATTCACGGGCACATTCTTGGCTATGCAAAGCCTGCCAAGCGCAACACCCAACGACTGGCTGTCTGACCGTTTGTTGGCCTCAACCAGCCGCAGGCTGTATCCGTAGCTCATGCTTATTCCTCGTCACTCCAAGCAGCGACAACGTCGGCCAGCTTCTTCTTGGGGGCTGGGGCGTCATCTTCCTTTTTGGATGCACGCTTGGTCGGCTCAGGAACGTCCTCGGCTTCCACAGCCTTCTTTGCAGGAGCCGCTAGCGCCGGTTGTTTGCCCACACCATCAGCCTGGGACGGAGTCATCACCACAAGTGCCTTGACCTGCTCGGTATTGGCAACCTTCTGGGCAACTTCAAACTCGCCACGGTTGATGTACCGTGCCGGAGCGAACAGAACTGACTGGTTGTCGTTGTTCTCGTTGAAGCTGATGCGTGTGACCATGTAGTCCACGCTCTTGCCGTTGTTGCTGAGGTACTTGGTGTAGTTCTCAAACGTGTGGGCGTTGTTACCGTCACCGTCACCGAAGAGGGACTTGGATGCCAAGTTGATCTGATAGACCTCCCCTTGCAGGGAAGTATCAAAGTCATCCTCCAGCATCACCGCGAGTCGCCGTGAGTAGCGGCACGCCTTGGATTGGCCCTGCCCTGAACCCTTGATGTTCTGGGGGCAGTTGTCGCAGCTAGAGGCTTGCGGGTTGGCAGCACGTGCGTCAGGAGTACGCCCGTCGTTGGAGAAGCAGTCCGGCGCAGTCGGCTCGGCATCGGGGCTCCACGCCTTCATGTAGAAGATGCGGCCCACACGAGGTGCGGCGTTGACAATGATGACATTCAAGTCACCCTTGATCTTGCCCATCGGCTCACCACCGACCATCTTCGTCCAGATGCCGTTCTTGGGCACCAGACGCTTGGCACCAGTCTTACCCGCGAGGGTCTTGGTGAGTTCGCTAACCCCAGCTTGCTGCAGGAAGTCGGGGAGTTCTTGGTTGAGGAGTTGAATGTTGCTCATTTCACTTTGCTCTTCTAACGACCACGGTGTATTCCTTGTCCTGATTCAGACCTTCAGGCAAGGTGTCTGGGTTCTCTTCAAGAAACTGCTTCATGTTTGATTGATGAAGCCGCCTCTCCAGCAGGGCAAATGCACCATGATCTTTGATGAACCGGTACATAGATTCCCAGTCATTCGTCCAATACCGTGTTTTGATTGAACGGATGATCGTCCCTGCATTCGTGTTGATGCTGTTGACATCTAGCTTCTTGCAGACATCCAGCATCTTCTGTTCTATCTCTTTCAACTCTGTTGAAAGCTCACTGTCTAACTTCTCATACTCAGCTTTGAGTTCGTTGCGCTTGTCACGCACGCCTACGTACTTCGCTGTGAGATCACTGAGGGGCACTTCGCCCTGAACTTCTGATACGTCCATCGTTACTCCTAACATTGTTAGTCTGTGTGGAGAACCCACGCGACCTACTGTAGCCTACTTTTTTACTTTGTCAAGAGTCTTGAAGCTCTTGTCGGTAAAGTTCAACCACCTTCTCGTGGTTGCTAATGTTGCTGCGCAACATGGCGTACAGCTTGCTCTCCACCGGACTGCCCTTGATGTGCACCACGGTCATCGCGTTGCGCTGGCCTGGGCGATTGATGCGGGCGTTGGCTTGGAGGTAGGTCTCCACACTGGTCACGGGAGCGTACCAGACGATGGTGTCGGCGGCGGTTAGGGTAAGCCCGTGGGATGCAGCTTGCGGCTGGATGATGAGGACCCTGGGGTTCTCCTTGTTCTGGAACTCAGTAACCAGAGCACTACGCTTGTTGACAGGCACATCCCCGTTGATGACATCACAACTGATGTTGTGCTTCGTGAGGTACTCTCTGATCTTGAGGATGGTGTGCGTGAAGGGCACGAACACAAGCACCTTGTGGCTTGCCTCCTCGATCACTTCCCTGACGGCTTGCAGTCGGCTGCTGGCGTCGAAGTCCACCACCCCGCCGCTGTCCGTATATATGGAGCCGCACGCTATCTGTAGCAGCTTGTTGAGCTTGACCGCTGCATTCATGGCGGAGATCTCTTCGTCCGCTGCCTCGATCAGCATCTCGTTCTTGAGTTCCTTGTAGAACTTAACCTGCTGTGCAGTTAACGGTGCTTCTCGATCCACATACGTGAGTTCTGGCAAGTCCAAGCACTGCGCTTTCTCAAACCTGATGGCAGGCTGCAGCACTTGGTGCACGATTGACTTGGCCGAGTCCTTCGGTGCCCAGCGGTACTGGGTCACCGGGTACATCACCATGTCTCTGAACTGGCCGAAGAACAGTGGCACGCCCTTGGGGTTGACCATCTTAGCCAGCCCGTATGCGTCAACTGGAGACTGAGCAGCGGGGGTGCCGGTGAGCATCCACAGACCTTTGACGTGCTTCATTACGTCCCGCATGGTCTTCCATCTGTCAGTCTGCGCATTCTTGTACGCCGACGCCTCATCGATCACCACAAGGTCGAAGCCCCCGTGGATGATCTCGTTCTTGACTATCTCCACGCCGTCAAAGTTGATGACGACGAACTCGGCTGGGCCAGAGACAATCTTCTTGCGCTTGTTTGAGCTACCGTAAGCTACGTCTACATGCCTGTGCACAGCGAACTTGAACAAGTCCTGCTGCCATGCCGAGTGCATGATCGACAGAGGGCACACAATCAGCACGCGCCGTACAAGCCCGAGGTTCATCAGGTAGTCGGTAGCCCATATAACTGAGGCTGTCTTACCTGTACCCTGCTCGTTGAAGCAGAAGGCTTTGCGGTTTGCCACCAAGAATGATGCAGTCTCTTTCTGGTGCGCGAAGGGCGAGAGCCCAGCGGGGCAGGGCCACTTGTACCCTGCCAAGTAATCAGTTCTGTCCATTTTTACCTCACTTCTAACACTCAAACCCACTAACTTACTGCGCAGCAGTCTTCACTTCTTCTCCCCCTTGTGATGCAGGTTGCGGCTACGGTTCTTTGATGGTGCTTCCAGCTTGTAGCCGTCCTTGTTGGAACCACCGTTGGCGAACGCTTTGTTGTGGGATACGTCCTTCCCAGTGCGGTCTACGCCCTTGGCATCTAGTGCCCTGCGGGCACGTTGGCGCTCCATGCGCTTCTCGTGTTCACCACGCTTCTTCTGCAACTCGTACTCGTGCGCATAAGGACGAGGACTCTTCGTGTATGGCATACCTAGCTCCTGTTGTGCTCACAACTCTTCACCGGGCAGAACCTGCACAGTGGGCCACTGACAGGGTTCCACACCCCGCTCTTGAATGCGCTCTTCAGACGGTTGAGGTCAAAGGTGGCGCTGTTCATGTACAACTGCACGTTCTCGGCAACGTGCTTCTTCTTCACAAACTCGTTGCTCACCACGAACAGCAATGCTGACTTGATCACCTTGATCTTGGGGAACTTGGCGAACACAGCCACAGCCATGTAGTCCAACTGTTTGGTGTCGGCGTACTTGGCGTTCTTGCTGGTCTTGTAGTCCACCATGTGGGCAACACCGTTGTCCTCGTCAACGATCAGCAAGTCAACAATGCCATGCCACCAAGCATTCGGCGCGTCATAGTCACACGCCTCCAGCTTCTCAGTTATCCCCATCTTGATCTCACAGTATTTCTCACCGGGGATCTTCTTCAACGCCTCAATCGTCGGGATCATGTAGTCGTACTTAGCCGGGATTGGGACACCGTCGGCAACGTGATCCTCAGCAGCCTTGTGCACAGCCGAGCCATACAGCGCGGACTCGTGCGGACGATCAACTACGTCCTTGGCTACCTTCAGATGGAAGTACTTCTTGGGGCACTGTTGAAAGGTCTTCAGACTGCTGTAAGACCAAGTCGGCATGTTCAACGCAATGTCTCCTTACCCTGCATGATTGCAAGCGAAGCGCTCAGGATACGCGCCTCCACACCAATCTTCAAGGCCAATTCGTTGGCGGCTTCGTAGTCTTTGTTAAGGCACAGGTCATGGCACTCACGTGCCAGCCTCTCAATGTTGATGAGGGGCATTGCATAGTCAACGATCTCAGCAGTCACCATAGCTTTTTCCATATCCAGCTTCACAGTTCAAAGGAAGTTCAGCAGCCCACCTGGGCCGTAAACGCATGCACAACTCGACGTACTCTTTAGCCCGCTCGGCTTCATCTTCAGGGGTGATGCAAGCCACAGCATCGTGCACGGTCATCACCACTTTGTACTTCCTGGCGATCATGAGCATCTGCTCACCGATGACGATGCGGGCCAGAGCTTGGCAAACATTCTCCACCACCTTGCCCCCGTAGATGCGGTTGGGCACGGTCGTTTTCCCTTTCTTGGTGTCGTAGACGTACTCTGTTTTGTCTGAGTCTGAGTCAGGGTCCTTGCGTTTACGCAGGTTCGGATACTTCAGGTACAGCCCATTGGGTAGGAGGATGCCCCGCTTACCGTCCACGCTCAGGATGTCGTCGCGTCCGAAGGAGTCGGCGTTGTTGCCGATGATGGAGTCGAGGATCTTCTGTGCCCGCTTCCAGAGTTCAGGAATCCGAGGGTATGTTTCTCGGTAGACGTTGATGATGCGCTGGCACTCGGCTTCTTCCAATTTGACGCCGAAGGTCTTGAGTTGCGCTTGGAACTTCTTGGCCCCCATCCCGTAACCTGCACCAAGGACCGTTTGCTTGCCGACAAAGCGCTCATCTTTCGTAATCGCGCCAATAGCCTTGCCGTAGATAGCAGCAGCCATGATTTTGTAAACGTCCTCACCTTTTTCAAACGCCTCCACCAAGTCGTTCTGTCCAGCTAGCCATGCCAGAGTACGTGCTTCGATCTGAGATGAGTCAGAGTCAAGCATCACGTAGCCCGCAGGGGGGATGATCGCGTACTTCAACGCACC